TTGATCGATCAGCGTGTGATTGATGGCTTGAGTGTCAGTTTGGGCGAGAATGGCGTTGATAATGGCTTGGCTATCATCGTAGATCTTCTGGGATTCGGCTTTTTGGGCTTGATAGGTCGCTTTATCCTCCGGGCTGCAATCGTGGCAGTAGTCAAAGTAAGCGAAGCTCGGGGTGGAAAGTAGGAGTAGAGCGAGGGTCAGCTTCATGATTTTTAGTATACCACAATTTGACAAATCGGGAAAGGTGTGTTATATCTACTTTGTTCTACGGTCATTCAGCCGCATGAGAGTATTCTTATCACGCTATTAGCCTTATGAGTCTAGCGTAGTTCTATGTGTTAGAGGGAATACAACCGGAAAGATGAACCATAAAATATAATGGGTAGGGGAATTATTAGTGTCGTATCCATGTCCCTCCAACAAAAACGGCAATTACCAACACAAGTTCGGGTCTCTCCACCGTATCAATCCAATCAAGTATGCTCAGTCGTGTCGGTATTGCAAGGCGATACAAACCACGGTATTTCGTGAGGATAAAGCGGAGAGCGTTATTACCAACGAGACACTTGAAAGTGAGTGGTTGAACGCCAAGATAGCATAAGTCATAGGCCTTTAGGACTATACATCCTAGCACTCTCAAAGTAGTCTACAAATAGATGCGTTTCGTGTTTCACTTGAGTGGTTGAATGGTTGGTTGATAGGCTTATCGTCGAGGAATGGTGAGATGTACGATAATCAAGGTTATCGGTAGCGTGATAACTAGCACTCACCACCGACCCAGCGATCAGAACAACAGTTAACAAATCACCGTCGGAGATCGTACAAATGGCAAAAGAATGCTTTCTGGCTAGGAAAAACATTCCACCAAGGGGCGTTGGCAATATTCGTAAGACCCCACCCCCAACCGCAACCAAAATTCAGAGTCGAGGTCTCTGCCGAAGTTGCCTTGACGAAGGCTTTCGCTACCACTCCAGCACTGTTGAAATCCTGAGTGGCAATCGTCACGAGTGTCCACGATGCAATTGGATCTGGAGTCGAGGTCAGTGGTCACCTCCCGCCGTTGCCGTTGCCCCGAAGCGAGGGGGCGAGGGTGTCCACTGAACAAGCCGAAGCAATGAGACAACTTTCTGAGATAACGTACTCCAGAAACGTTTTGTGGAACAAAGATTACTCTATCGAATCAGGCTGGCTTTGTGGGAAACCCGTTTCCGCAGGCGCAAAAAAAATTAAGATGTCCAAGTTCAAACGGAGGCACCATGACAAAAGACGAGATCATTAAAGAGTTAGACCTTCTCAAAGACCTGACAAACGACGCTGGGAAAGGCATGCTTGAGCGCCTCAAAACAGCTGTTAGTGCCCTGACTGAGCCGGCCCCTACTCCTGCTCCTGTTGCCCCAACGCCAGCCCCTGTCGACCGACGAAGTGAAGAGCGCGATCCGTTTGAAGCGGATCAGAAGAAGGCGGAGGAGTTGGGATTGCCGGTACTCAAGCGATGACCAAGGAGGTTTACGACACGCTCACCCCAAAAGAAAAGCTCATGTATGACGAGCTTCACGCCTTTGCGAAGCGGTATACGGAGCGGCTTGACGAGGTTGTGGATCTTTTGAAAAGAATTCTTAGTTCTGGTGCTGAATGAGAAGAGGGTGTCGTTGGTTTGACGTTCACTTAGACCGAGAGATATATAAGTATGTTTGCGATGAGAGGATGTTCTGGGATTTGTGGGATCAGGTGGAAGCAATGAAGTTAGGTCTGGTAGATAAAGTGTGTGATTGTGAGGATTGAATGACACGTCAAGCGAATCCGCAGTTTAAGTTTCAGGATCGGCGGAAGAAGCAGAAGGTTTATTTTTTAGGATTGAGGGACCGGAGGCGGGTCAACAAGGTCAAAATTGAGGATGTTTTAGACAAACTGTTTAATTGTCAGGGGTATCGCACAAAGAATAAATACGCTTGGTAGCTTGACAGAACCGCAAACTTGATTTATATATAAGCAATCCTGGCCAAGGAAATGCACCGATTTTTCGGTTCGTTCTTTGGCCTTTTCTTTTGCACTTCCCGGCCAGGAAATGCCGAGCGCACAAAAGATCGTGCGCATCGTTTTCATGTCAGACGCTTACGAACTTCGCGAAGAAGCAAAAGCCCTTATGAAGAAAGATGACGGGGCGCCTGGCATTGTTGTCGGCAATCAAGTTCTGGAAGAACTTACCTTTTGTGATGACGAAGCAAAGAAAGTAATCAAGTTCACGACTCGCCAGTACCGCTTCCTAAACGCCTACAAACTTCATATTCCTCTCGCTGAAGCTGCACATAAAGCCGGCATGACTCCCGAACAAGCTGAGCGTTTTCTATCGACTCCCAACGCGATTGCGTGGTTGCAGGACATGGCTTTAAAGAACCACATTAAACACGAATGGGAAGAACCTGGGAAATGGTATGCGGTGGGCGAAGAGTATCGTAATACCAATTTTGTTCCGAAACATAAGATTGATGTTTGGAAAGAGTTTGGCGATCGGGTCTGTCCCAAAGTGAGTAGGAATGCTGAGCAGAATGGCAACACAAGCATCACCATCAACATCAACCCGGAAGCTCTAGAGAAATCAAAAGTACGCAGGGCCACGATTGAAGCTGAGATTGTGAAGGAGCAAGCACAGTGAGAGTTGAAGGCGGCTTCTGCGTGACGTGCGAGAAACCTATTTCGCAAGCTTGCCCGACGTGCGGAGCGCGGAAGTTCACTGGGGATAAGACGGAAGTTGAGGTGCAGTGGTCTAACGGGTCCAAGATGAAGATAGGCATTTGCAACGACTGCGCTACAAAACATATTTGGGCCAGCGAAGAAGGCAAGCAAGGCATTACGCAGGCGCACTGGGACTATTGGGACAAGATGGGCAGCGCGTATGACAAAGGAGTCATCATTGTCTAATCCGGTCACAATCGAAGACGTAAAAGATGCCTGCAGAGGTGATCTTCATTTTCTTTGTACCGAGATGCTGGGGTATAAAGACTGGGACATCTGTCATGATGAGATGGAGATTTTTTTAGCACGTCCCAGTGCAAAAAAGGCGCTTCTCTGGCCTCGTGGTCACTTGAAAACATCCAACGGCACCATCGGCAAAACCATCCAATATATTCTCAAGAATCCCAACGTAAGGGTTCTCATAGCCAACCAAGTGTGGGACATGTCGCGCAAGATGCTCATGGAAATCAAAGGGCATCTGACCATGTCACAGTTGCCAAAACTCTTTGGCGAATTCCAGTCGGAACAATGGAATCAAGACTCTATCACCATCCGTCAGCGTAACCACTCGTTCAAGGAACCTACGATCCTCACAACGGGTATAGAAGCAGAAACGACGGGTGGTCACTTTGATGTTATTTTCTTAGACGATCTCACCGGGCACCAGAATTGCCAAACACCGGAACAACGAGAAAAAACAAAACGTTTCCGACGCAGTATGGTGAACCTTCTAGAGCCCGGTGGCACTTTAATTGAGATAGGCACGCGCTGGCATTTAGATGATACGTTCTCGGAGATCTTTGAGCGCGAGAAAGAGTATTACGACATCCTGATCCGGCAAGTCGTTGAGAACGGCAAGATCATATTCCCGAAGAAGTTCAATATGCGGTTTGATCCCAAGAACAAAACCTGGACACATGTGGATTATCCTTGCATGGATTACATCGAACATCTCAGGAAGTCCATGACACCTGCAGAATACAGCGCTCAATATTTAAACAACCCTGTAGACGAAGAGAACCAGTTGTTCAAGCCCACCTATTTTAAGACCTGGACACAAAGACCTCCAAGACTTTTCGTCAGTATGACGATAGATCCCGCGATTAGCGAGAAGAGCAGTGCCGACTTCTTCGCTATTAACGTGAGCGGCATGGACGAGAAGTACGACATCTACGTTCTAGACACGCTCCGAGGTCACTGGAATGTAAGTGAAGCGATCAACAACATTTTCTCTATGTATCAGAAGTGGCAGCCGAGTGTTATTGGCATGGAAACAATCAGCTTTCAGAAGGCGATCAAAGCATGGTTAGAGAACTCCATGAGAGAGCGAGGGGTTCACTTTCCTGTGACAGAACTTAAACGCAACACCAACGAATCCAAAGAATTTCGTATCAAAGCACTTGAACCATTTTACAGAGAGGGCAAGATCTATCACGCGCCCTGGATGAAGAACTTGGAACTTGAACTTTCATGCTTTCCTAAGGGCAAGCATGATGACGAGATTGACGCGTTTGCAAGTCAGTTAGATCTTTTGGTTCCCGGCGACACCGAAAGCTCTCAAGGTGTTCCTGTCGGGTCCTGGGAAGCAGCTTTTCAGGCAGCAAGAACGAATTTAACTAACCGCAGAGATTTCTTCCATGAGACTTTAAATGGCTGATTTAGGATCTGTTTCGACAATGAAAGAAGGGCAAGGAGCCCGGCGCTGGCATGACAGGATCTCTGTCTCCAAGCGCTGGCGCGATCAAGTATCGCAGGAAAACAACTGGGAAACGTACCTAGAAGAACTGAAGAATAAGTATGACGTTGTTCTCGGCAATGCCTACGTCCCTCCTATTGCGGAGATGTTCGCTTACAACGATGCAACGAAATCGAATCTTTATTACAAAGATCCTTACATCACGGTAAACGCGAAGAAAGGTGCGACCATTGCGAGCGCTTACATTTTAGAGGCTGGCGTGAACCATCTTTGGTCAGAGCTTAAGTTAAAACCTGACTTAGAACTTGAACTAACCGACGCACTCTTTACGGGTCATGCCTGGAACAAAGTTGGCAACAATGTCAAGACGACAGGAACGGGTGATCAGCTCCAAATTGTCGAGGATTCTATCTACGCAAACCGTGTTTCTTGGCGCGATATGTACATGAACGTGGGGTGTAAGAATCCGCCACGAGACAACATCTGGCTCGCGCAGCGCATTTACAGACCCACGGACGACGTTAAAAAGGACTATCCCAAGGTCGCAAAGCGTCTTACGGGATCAAGTTATCCGTCTATCGACACCAAATATTTTAAGAATTTGCTCTACAAAGAAGACTTTAATTTTACCGCGATCTACGAAGTGTGGGATGCTCACGACAGAAAGATCTACACGCTGGCGGATGAAGTGAGTGACAAATACTTAGAAGATCCAAAAGATTGGCCTGAATGGTTAAACGAGTTTCCCTACCAGTTCCTTTCGTTCCACAACATACCGGATGAACCCTATCCCCAGAGTGACGTGGCTCCTTGGGAACCGCAAGTCAAAGAGAAGATCAAAGTCTTTACGATGATGTTAAACCACGTCAAACGCTGGAATCGTCAGATGGTGATTAAAAAAGGGACGATGGGCCTTCAGGAATTAGACAAGTTCGAGAAAGGCATTGACGGCACTATTCTTGCTGCGGCGACGAGTGGCGACATCCAGGCTGCTTTTAAGATGCTCGACTTCGGAAGTTTACCGCCTGACATCTACATCATTTTAGATCGACTCGATGCCGTTATTGACCGCGTTCGTGGTCAGACGGCTTTTATGCAGGGCGGCGTGACTAAGACGTCCACAAGAACCGAAGGCGAACTTCAGCTTATTAAAGGCGGCGCGGATGCGCGCACAGAAAGAAAACAAGATCGCGTGGAGTCGCACTGTTCTAATATTGCGCGTCATTTGATTATGCAGATGAAGAACAATTTTGATGTGCCCTACATTGCGAAGATCACGGGTAAAGAACCCCCGGAGATTCTCCAAGCTTTCCAGCAACAGGGCATATTCGATCCCGTTTCTCAGACAATAAAGTTTGATAAGAGCGCTATTCAAGGCGATTTTGACATTAGCGTGAAGGCAGGATCAACACTTCCGCTTGATAAGGGGACCAGAGACCAGGTCTTAAATCATGTGTATGAGATGTCAGTTCCTCTAGCCAATGCGCCGTCAATCCCTCCATTCATCAGCGAAATCATTAAAGAGCTCTTACGTGACTACGAAATCAAAGGCCTAGAAGAAGCTTTTGCTAAGCAGGAACAAGCGACTCAAGCCAAAGGCGAAGCGATGGCGCAAAGTGCCGCATTGCAAGACCAGAAAGTACAGACAGAAGCACAAAAACGATCCGCACAGGCACAGCAGATCATGGTTGATACTGTCATAAAAGGCGTCAATGCGACTGGTAAAGCAACGGGAGTTTTGTCTCCAGAGGAGTCCTTAGGAAAATGATCTGCGACCACAAAGGCAGTGTGAACTCAAAATCATGGGTCGAGGAAGGCGAAATCGTAACGATCTGTGATCGGTGCGGTTTGAGTGGTTCAGCGAATCTTGCAGACGTTTATTGGCCTGGACACGCTTACAAGAGCGAGTCACTTGACGTTGAATTCACCAGTCGCGGTCAGAAGGCCGCCTACTTAAAAGAACATGGCCTTTCCGAAGCTGGCGACATTAAGTTTAGTGGCAAGAACTGGATAGAAGGCTCCAAAGAATATAGGCGCAAACAGTTTGAAAAAGATCGACCACGTATTCGAGAAATAGCTAGGGCCTGGAGAGAACGTCGTCATGCCTAGTACCTCAGAATCGCAGGCAACGCTCTTTCGCATGGCAGAGGCAATCAAGAAAGGAAAATTATCGAAGAGCTATAGTCCGGCAGCAGCTCGCATTGCAAAGACTTTAGTGCTATCGAAAATAAAAGACTTCACAGAGGTGAAAGACGATGAAAGTAGATAACCCAATCATTCAAGCAATGAAAGACAGGTCTAAAAAGCAAGTGGGAGCAACGCCTTTTGATCCTCTGGACGAAGGACGGCTTTTTGAATTACAGCATGATCAAGATACCATCCCTGGATTGCCAGGGAAACGTGTGGGTGAAGCCATGACAGTTAATTTAACGGGTCATGTACATTCACAACATAACGGGAAAACGATGATGCGCGTCACGTCTGTTAAGCCAGACTCTGATGATATGACAGAAGAAGAAAATCCAGACTTAAAGACACCATCAGAAAGTGGTGCGGTAAGCGTTAGAACGCAACAGTCTCACGCATAGGAAAGGAGAATCAATATGGCAGATGATCAAGTAGGAGGCACGCCAGCCACAGCAGTCGCTGAACCCGTTACTGGGCAATCAGCTCCTGTTGCTACTGGAACCTCCAGCCAAAACGGGCAAGCGGCCACACAGGCGCAAAGCGCACCCGCCGAGGAAAGTTTTAGCTCCATAGATCCAAAGACTTTGCCTCCTGAACTGCAAGCGGTCTACAAGAACTTGCAGGCAGACTACACAAAAAAGACCATGTCGGTTGCAGACCTACGGAAGAAAGCTGAAGCGTTTGATACGGTCCGCTCACGATCTGATTTTGCGGATTGGTGGAACGGCGCATCTAAACAGCAGAAGCTCGAGTATAAGGACCAGAAGGCAGAAGTCGAAAAAACGCTTGGGCAAAAGATCACCGATGAACGGTTTCAGAAAGCATTCGAGACCAAGGACGGTTTTCTTGAACTCATGGCGGAAGTGGCAAGAGATATCAACGGCAAATCGCAGAAACAGATTGAACAGCTTGAGCAGAAGCTATCCGTTAAGGATGCTCACGATCTTGTTCAGTCTTTTGCGACGGAATTGGGTCAGGATGGGAAACCTGTTCGACCTGATTTCGATAGCTTGGATGAAGACCAGTTGATTACGGGGTATTTGAACGTGAATCCTCCGGAAGCAAAGACGAATCAAGCTTACATTCAACGTTTGAATGAAGCATATTCGTGGGCAAAAAGCGTTTCCAATAAATATTACGAAAAGGGAAAAGCCGAGGCCTTGCAGATCATCCAAAAGAAAGCCGCCGCGTCTAGTCAACCTCCGAC